GCCTCCGCCGCCGCCTTGCTGTAGGTCGCTCGAACACGGTCCCAGGAGGCGTAGTACTGCTTCCAGACGAGGTCGCGGATCCCGGACGATGCCGACCGTGCCGCTCGAGCCGAAGCGACGTCGACGATCGGGGGTAGGAGCTCGAGGCGTGCCGCTTCCTCGGTCAGGCCGATGGCGCGCAGGTGCCGCGGCGCGAACCGCCGGACGGACCAGTCCGCCGCCAGGTAGGCGCGGGCCGTCGCGATCTCGCCGGTCGACGCGGATCCGGCGAGTCGTGGCGCTCGATCGAGCAGGCCCTGCCAGGTCAGGGGCGTCCGGTCCCAGAACCGGCGGACGAACGCGCCGATCACGGGATCCAGGCACGACGGGTGATCGCCGAACGTCTCGCCCTTGAGCATCGCGACGACCTCGGCGATGCACGCCTTCTGCGTGCCGGAGCCGCGACGGTGGCCGCCGGCGTCGGGGATGAACTGCAGGTGGCGCAGGGCCTCGGGGATAACGAGCTCGGGTGCGGCTGTCGTCGTCGACATCAGAACGGAACCTCCTCGAGCTCGCGGCTCGGCTTCATGGTTGGCCGGGTGATGACGTCACGGACCGGCCAGGGCTTGTTGCTGTCCTCGAGCCGCCGGCGGCAGGCCTGGTAGTCGAGGCAGCGGTTGACCGTCTCCCACGTCAGCGCGTCGGGGTGCTCTCGCCGGTACGCGTTGGTCCATTCGACCGGCCGGCCCCAGGCGACGCCGTGGCTCTCGACCCCGCACAGGCCGCAGGTCAGCTGCTCGCTCATCGCCCGCCGCCGCTCTCGAGCCGGGTGATGGCCTCGCCGAGGGCTGGCCGGGCGCTGACGCCGGCGGCGATGACTCGACGGACCGCGGCGACGTTGCCGTCTGTCGGCTTGAGCAACGGCAGGCTGTCTCGTACGGCGCGGAGAACCCGGATGGAGAGGCCGAGGCCGTAGACGCAGCCGAGGAAGAGACCCACGCCGAGGCCGACCAGCCCGACGACGATGACCGGGATCACAGCCCGAGCCCCTTCTGCGGCGGCGTCTGCGGTGTCTCGGAGCCGTTGACCGGAACCTTCGGTGCCGCGGCCGCTTCACACAGATCGCAGATCGCCTGGCCGTCGACGAGCCGGTGCTGCGAGGCATGGGCGACGTAGTTGGTGCACGGCAGACGCCACTTCGGCGTCATCGACTCGAGCCGGTCCGGCGGCCGGATGGGTGCCATCGTCGACGCCCTCGGCCGACCCAGCCTGACCGGATCGGAAAGGAAAGGATCCGGGTCAACCTCGAAGGCGCTGGCGTCGCGCGCCTCGTTGGTTTCTTCTACCACCTCGTCTAGGACGTTCTTCTTCGTCGTCACCGATTCCAATACCGATACCGATTCCGAGCGGGACTTGTTCGTACCCTCATTCCCGCCGGCTGGGTACGAACTCGATGTATGTACTTGTTCGGGTAGGGTCTGAACTGGCAGAGGCGCGGTGTCTGTACTCGATGTATGTACTTGTTCAGACGGCGGAGGGAGGAGCTCGATCCCGTTGCCGAGGCCGTGACGGCTCTTCTTGACGTTGCATGGCCGGCAGGCCTGGACCACGTTGTCCACAGTCCCGGGGCCCAGGTTGTCGACGTGCTCGAGGATCAGTGCCGTCGCGAGGTCGGCTTGACTGGTCCCGCAATACCGACAGCGATCTTGGTCGCGGGCGATCACCGCGGTCCTGGTCGCCACCGAGATGCTTCGAGTGGGCAGCGAGTCGGCTCGAGGCGCGGGCCCCCGGCGGGCTCGCTGATGCTCGACTCCGAGGCAATCGGTCTCATGGCGATCCCGGAGGGTGTAGGCCTTGTTGCCGCCCTGCTGGGCGTACCTCGGCAGGCTCGGGACGAGGCCATGCAGGCCACAGTCGAACAGCTCGGCCTTCTCCAGCGCCACGAGATCGCGCAGGGCCGTCTCGACGACCTCGAGCCCGTCGTCGTCGTAGCCGAAGATCGCGCGGGCCAGCTGTCGGGGCTTGGCCTCGAAGTACCCGGCGTCGTCGCATTCGGTCCACAGCCCGGCGTACGCCAGGCGCGAGTCGCGCGACAGCTTGGTCGACAGCTCCTCGTCGGCGAAGAAGCCGGGGCGGAGCAGGCGGGTCCGGCTCATGCCCGGGCCTCCGGCGGTTCGATCCTGAGAACCTCGCCCGGCGCGAGAATCGACAGGTTGACTGTGCCCGGTTCGCCGCAGCGGGTACAGGCCGCCCGGAAGTCGTGCGGCTCGCCGGGGTGCGCCCCTTCGGGTGGGGGATCGTCGCCCCGTGCCTCGTCGAGGGTGGCGACGAGGCGAGCAACGTCGTCTCGTCCAATGCGGGTGACCTGCGGATCCGCGAGCCACCGACGCAGCCGGCTCTCCTCGAAAGGGCTCAGGGGTGTCACAGCACCGCTCATCGCCCCGCCTCACTGGCATGCGCCAGCCGTGACATCGCCGCCAAGCCGCCCCACTGCCGACGACGCCCGAACGCGGCGCGTTGGCCTGCCGGGCTGGGGCTGGCAGGCCGTTCGGTCGGGGCCGGGAACTCGTCCCACGTCCGCCCGTCGAGCTCTCGCCCGCCCGACTTCGGCGTCCGGCCGCCGACCTGCTTGAAGAAGAACGCGACCCCCGCCTCGACGCACTGGTCACGGATCTCGCGGACCCAGCCGAGATCGAGCGGTCGATGGGCGGATCCCGACTCGCCACCGGCGATGACCCAGCTGATGCCGTCGAGGTCGAGCTCGCCGAGCGGCCCAAGGAGCGGCTCGCAGCTGAGGAACCGGACGGCCGCCGGCGTCCAGCGCAGCGACTCGATCCGGCTCTTGAAGCGGGCGTTCTCGACCGACGTGCCGAGCCACACGTTGGGCAGCGCGCCATCGGCGTACCGGAGCCAGGCGAAGCGCGGGTAGGTGAAGCCCGCCGGCGGCGGACCCATCTGGGTGAGCATGTCGGCGAAGAGCTGGCCGCGCCCGGACGGGTGGGCGATCCGGACGGCCGCGGGATCCCGGTCGCGGTCGGGATCGTTCGTCTCGCCCTCGACGTCGACCCAGCGCGCGACCCACTCGGCCATCCGCTCGGGCCGCTTCGTCAGGACCTGGAACGTGTGCCAGGGCGCGTCGTGCATCGTCTTCCAGACGGCCATGAGGAAGCCGTCGGGCACGTCGGCGTGGAACAGGTCGCTCATCGAGTCGACGAAGATCCGGCGCGGCCGCGTCCAGGCGAGCGGGATCCCGAGCCGGTCCGGATGCAGGGTCAGGCCGAAGCCCGGGCCCGACGTCCGCGGATCCCCGTCACGCTCGTACCCAGCGACGCCCATCTTCTGCAGGCGCGCCGCGAGGTCCAGGGCGTAACAGTGGGCGCAGCCCGGCGAGACGCGGTCGCAGCCAGTCGTTGGATTCCACGTGGCGTCCGTCCACTGGATGGCGCTCTTGTCGCCCATCTACAGGCCGACCTCGATCTGCCCGGGCGCCACGAGCGACGCTGGCGCCACCGTCGGGCTGTAGATCGGGTTCTTGCGCTCGTTCCAGCGCCGGTTGCTGCGATAGATCTCGGCGATGACCTCGGGGGTGGCGTCGGCCTCGTCCCAGGCCTCGAAGTGCCAGACGTCGACGTTCTCGTGAGTCACGCACGCGGCACCGGGATGATCGCCGCAGGGGACCGGCGCGAGCGCCAGCGTGGCGCGCTGGTCGGTCAGGACCGTCTCGCGCTGGGCATGGCCCTCGGGTGCGTGGGTTGGGACGCACTCGCAGTCCTGCGTCGCGATCTTCGTCCGCCCGACGAACACCTGGATCATGTCGCTCAGGTCGGCGAGGCGCTGGCCGGCTCGGTCCCGATCCGGCTCCATCGCGACCTCGACCCAGGCGTCGTCGTCCTCGTTCTGCCACAGACCCATCAGGAAGTCGCTCATCGACCGACCCCGGCTTCGATGAGCTCACCCGTATCCCCGTCCCGCAGCTTCTCCTTGGCCGGCTGGGCTCGGGCCCACGTGCGCCAGGCATCGGTGTCGCGCAGCTGCTCGCCTTCGACGTCGGCGCGATACCAGTAGCGGCCGCTCGCGCCCGTCGGTGGCGGGCACACGATGGTCAGCGCCAGCCGGAGATCGCTGCTGATCGTGCCCGGGAAGGCTTCGTAGACGTGGACTCGCTCGGTCGGGCGCGGGGTGTCGTCCAGCTGGTCGAGCAGATCGACCTTGCCGTTCGTCGTGTCACGGACGGCGCGCAGGAAGTACGGCGAGCGCCGCGCGCTGTATCGGCCCGCGCAGGGACCGTCCTCGAGGACCATGCCGCCCACGTCGGCCTTCGACCGGGTCATCCGTGCGGCACCCGCTCGACACGCTCGACGGCCGGTGGCTCGACGTCGACGACCCGGATGTCAGGCCGGACCTCGAGCGAGACCGGCGGGATCGGCTCCATGCCCCAGATCCCGAGTCGGATGACGCCCGGGCCTGCGGCGATCGCCTGGCGCTCCTCGGGGCTGGGCTGCCAATCCATCCAGACGACGTTGACCGTGGGCCCGGCGCCGTCGAGCCCCGTCTGCACCGTCTCGCGCTCGACCCAGGCGTCGCCGATGTCCACGGTCGGCCCGAGGTACACGAAGTTGGATCGGTCGGTCTTGACGGGCTTCATCGCTCGCCCCGCGCCAGGATGTCGTCGATCGCCGCGGCGATGAGCGCGCCGGCCTTCTCGAGCTCACGGATCCGCGCGGCCGCGGCGCGGCTCGATCCAGCGACCGGTTTCCACCAGACACGGGACCAGGGCCACCGCAACGTTCGCCGCACGCCCCTGCCTGTCGGGACCGCGTAGCACGACGCCGCGAGGGCGAGCTCGTCGGTGCGGCCACGGTCGTGCGCCGCTGACCAGCCCTCGACGAGCTTCTGCCGGGCGCGCTCGACCGCGATCCGGTCCACGCCGCTCACGACACCGTGGACAGGCTGATCGGTTGTTCCGCCCACGCGCAGCGTCACGGTGAGGTCTGCGGGCTTGGTCACGATGCGCCCTCAGCCGCGGGGGCCTCGTGGGGCGTGGCCGCGCCGCGGTTGCGGAGTTCGCCGGAAATGAGCTCGAGCATCGTCCGCGCCTCGGCCCGGCGCGCGCGGAAGTCACGCGCCTCGTCGGCGATCTCGGAGGCGGTGACCGCCCAAAGCACGAGCTCGTGGAGCAGCTGCGGTCGAGTCAGGCCGGCCAGCTTGCCGATCGCCGCGTCGCGCTCGGTCCGGACGTTCGCGACCGTCACGCCTCGCCCTCCCTCAGCTGCATGAGGCGCCGGCCGATGAAATAGCCGACGTAGGTGACAACGCCGTCGCCGAGAGCTCGCAGGCGGGGTCGGTCCAGCCGAGAGGTGCTCCCATGAGCCACTCGACCCACGTCGGGTTCAGTCGCCCACCAGCCGCGACCACGAGAGGATCGGAGCCCTGCGAGTTCGGCATACGCATCGCGCCCCGATAGGACCGAGCGTCGCGGGACAAGGGGGTGGGCCAGAGCCTCGCCATCTCCGTCAGCGAAGGGCCACCCGATTCCGGAGGCCGATTGCCCGAGGAGTCCGCGTCCTTCGAGGTCGGCGTGGGCCAGCGCGCCGCGGCGTCGTTCAGGTTCCGCCGCCTCGAGTGGCCCCCCCCGGCTCGCCATGCCGCTGCGATCGTCCGATGCCTTCGGCGTCGGCCAGAGACCCTGTCGCGCCATCGTGGACAGGCTCGGGCGCTTCTTCTCGTTGGGCCCGCCGTTCCAGTTGTACCCGCCCTCGCTCGCTGCTGGCGTCGGTAGCCAGGATCCAGACACGATCGCGGAGGTGAGGGGCGCCAACGGCTGCCGCGGGAACGCAGTCCCATTCGCCCACGTACCCGAGCGCGTCCAGATCGCCAAGGACGTCCTCGACGAGCGCGGGCTGCCAGTCGCCGGCGTCGTCTCGATAGGGAGCCAGGAGCCTTGGGACGTTCTCCACGAGGACGTGGCGCGGTCGAAGATCGCGAACGGCGCGGGCGAACTCGGGCCAGAGCCACCGCTCGTCGGCTCGGCCGCGCCGCTTGCCGGCTGCGCTGGCGGGCGTGCACGGGAACCCACCCGCGATGAGGTCGACTCGCGGCAAGGAACTGAAGTCGACTCCACGGACGTCGGCATGTTGGGTCGCCCAGGGGAATCGCCGGCCGAGGAGATCTCGGCGGAAGTCGTCCCACTCGACCTGCCACGAGGTGTCGAAGCCGGCCCACTCAAGGCCGAGATCGAGCAACCCGACACCGGAGAACAGCGAGCCCGTGGACGGCACGTCATCGTGTCTCCGAGGCGAGGGCAATGGCCAAGCTGGGCCGGATCCGGCGCGGGCTCAGGATCACCGTGGCCGAACCCCGACAGGACGCGGGTTCCTAGCCGTGACAGGTGCGAAACGGTGTCTTCCGTCCACGACACCCGGAACCGGGGCACGGTGACCCCGGCGATAGGCCTGCCGGCAGGCATCGCTGCAGGTCCGACGGCGCGGCGACATCGGCGACGTGGGCAGGTTCGCGAAGGACCTGCCGCACGCCGCGCAACTCTTGGAGCCCGGGCTCGCTTGCGCGATCGCCCGCCCGGATCCGGCCGGGTCACCGTCCGCCTGGTCGACACGGTTTGGCGTCGGGGTCGGGTCCGGCCGGAGGCCGGGCGTCCCGTCGTCGTCGGCGACCGCCACACCGGCAGCGGCGGCGCTGCTGATCGGTGTCACACCCTCGGGCTCAGGCCCGGGCTCCGCATGGGTATCGAGTGGTGCTCCCGGGGAGCCGGCGATCGTGGCAGGAACCACGTCGCCATTCAGGCCCGCCGCCAGAGGTCGGCGGGCCGTCCGGGAGCTCGAGCGTCGAGCCGCTGCTGTCAGACGGTCGGCGCTCGGGACGGCGCCTCTCTCTGCTGAACCGCCCGTGAGCGAGGCGGCAACGGAGCGAGGCGCCGACCGGAGAGTCGAGCCGTGCTCGAGCAGGTCGGCGAGGACGTGGGCTTCGTGCTGGCGCTCGAAGAGGGCGATCGGGGCGCTCTTGCGCAGGCCGTCGAACCAGGCGACGCCCCAGCGCGTGGTGCCGCCGATGCCCGAGAAGGAGCCGTTGGGGAGGCGCTCGCCGGTGGTGCCGGCTTCGATCAGGACGACGGTGCGTCCGGCTGAGCGGACGGTGTTGGCGGCGATTGCCTCGAGCTCAGCGATCGCGGTCATGCCGGCACGGTCGGCCGGCAGCGAGGGCAGGATCTCGCCCGGCAGCACGGCTCGTCGCTCACGCTCGGGCTTCCTCAATCGGGTGCAGCACCACCCGGACCGCCTCTGTCCGGCGGTAGCCGACGACTCGGCCGCCCTCGGCGTTGGTCATCGGTTCCTCGACTTGCCCAAGATGCTCGACGCCGTTGGCGATCAGCACGGCCTCGATGATCGCCGCGACCTTCCCGAGGTTGACCCGGATTGATTCCTGCGACTCGGGCTCGGTCAGCGGCCGCGGCGGCTGCATCGTCGGGATGCCGAAGGCGAGCGTCACGTCGGCCATGTCGCCGTTCAGGAACGTGCCGTCCTCCTGGAGCAGCGCGGCCGCGACGGTGATCTCGACGTAGCCGTGGACCTTGAGGGGCGCGGTCAACCTGCCACCCCACACGGCGACCACGGCGGCGCCAACGACGAAGCCGAACGCCCAGGCGATGACGAGGGCATCGAAGATCAGCTGGCCGGCAGCGGCCCCGCGCGGTCGGGCGAGGAAGCGACGGAGCGCCCTCACTGCAGGCCGCCCATCAGCACGAACACGACCAGCACCCAGATCCCGAGCAGCGCCCCGATCCCGGCCGGGAGCATCCACCAGGCGAAGGCCCCGAACGCCGGATCCGTTGCACCACCGTCGCTCGGCCGCGAGGTGTGACAACCGCGGGGTTGGCGCTGGACACGGGCATCGAGACCCGCACGGATCCGGCTGGGGCGTGAGTGGGTCACGGGAGCGGTCCGAAGGAAACGCCACCGGCGAATGCCAGGGCGACGAGCGCGACGAGCAGGATCACGATTGCGACGGCCGCCGGCAGGTGGCGCGCGATCGCGGTCATAGGACGATCTCCGCGCGGTCGTCGCGGGTGATGCCGTATTCCCGGAGCCACAGACCCACCGTCATCCGGTGGACGCCGAGCGCCGCGGCGATCTCCTCCTGGCTGTGGCGCTGGTCCACGTACAGCTCGCGGAGCACGTCCTGCGGCTCACGGCCGGTGGTCTTGCGCACCAGTTCCTTCGCGTGGCTCTTGCCCGGTCGGTCCATACCCCGCATATTGCAGAACTGCAATACGTCTGTCAAGTAGGACCGGTGACTTTCACACCAGCCGCGACTCAGGCACACATGCCGTGGGGATCGCCATTCAGGCGACCTACCGTCATGCCTGTGGCCGACGACGAGGAGACCTACAAGAAGCGCATAGGCACCGTTATCACGGAACTGCGGCTCGGCCGGGGCTACGAGCGGCAGACCGAGTTCGCAACGGCCATGCACGTCGACGTGTCGACCATCGGACGATGGGAGCGGGGCGTGACGCTCCCGAACGCTTTCTACATCCGCGAGCTAGCTCGTCTGCTCGAGGTCGACTACGCGATCCTGATCGACCCGCCAGACCGGCTCAGCGAAGACGTGCTCGCGGTTAGCCGCGTGGCGGGGGCGACGGTTCGTCGAGAGGTCGTGAAGCGCGTCTCGCGACGACGTCGAGGCGGCGGAAAGCTTTCCTGATGGCGCGTGCGATCTCGCGCTCCAGATCGGCCAGGATCGCGTCTTTCATCTCGGCTTCGCGCGAACGGTCCACAGTCTGCAAACCCCCGTCTGGCCCGATCGTAGGGTCATGGTCCACCCGGACCTATAGGACGAATGGACCGGGGGGGACCACCGCGGTGAGCGTCGACAATGAAGCGGCCGACGGTGCGCGGCCGCACGTAGGCCATGAGTACCAAGTGGCTGGCTAGGGTTCTCCCGGATGGCGCCCGACACCCGGGACTGGCACCGTAGCGCGGGCCGATCATCGGCCGCTTATCTGAGGGAGGCAGGGGGCATGTCGAGACGCTGGTCCATCGCGTTGGTCGGGCTGTTGGTCGCTGCGTGTGGTCCGGCGGCGACGCCGGTGCCATCGCCGACAGCCGAGGTCTATGCCCTGGTCGGGACACTCACGCTGACCGACACGGGCCTGTTCAGCAGCGCCGGGACCTGTCACGGCACCGGCGGCTACGTCGACATCCAGGCCGGCGCCGATGTCGTCGTCCGCGACCAGGCGAACACGATCCTCGCGACGGGCAAGCTCGGGAACGGCAAGGCCGTCGGGCAGACCGTGTGCCGGTTCGCGTTCACCGTGACCGGCATCCCGCGGGCCACGTTCTACAGCGTCGAGGTCAGCCATCGCGGCCAGCTCACGTACTCGTTCGACGACATGGTGAACAAGGCCTGGCAGGTGGCCGTGACGCTCGGCTCCTAGAACACACGAAAAGACCGCCCCTCTGCCGTGGTCGGGACGGCAGAGGGGCGGGTGAGAGGCGGCAGCGCCGATGGAGGTCGGCGCTGGGCTATTCGGTGGCTGGGACCGGGGCGTCGGTGACGAGGCCGGCGGCGGGAAGCAAGCCGGTCCGCGGGAAGCAGCTCGGCTGCTCGCATAGCTCGAACGGTTCGGCGTTGGCGACCTCGTCGGCGTCGATCTCGTGCTTCGCGATCGCGTCGTCGAGGTTGCACGACTCGAATGAGAGGAGCGCGCCACCGACCCGGACGGCGCGGTGGATGTGGCCGCCCTCGACGCGAATGAGGACGGGCTCGCCCTCGAGAGTGCCCATCAGGGCGCGCCCGCCGGGGTGACCGGGCTCAGGAACGTGTCGTGGATGCCCATCGCGGCGAAGCCGCCGACGACGCCGTTCACGACGTCCTGGGCGAGGTCGAGCTGACCCTGGCCGAGCAGGACGCCCGCGAGGATCCCGAGGATGATGCCGATGCCGACGGCGACGGCCGGCCCGAAGCGGTCCTTGACGGCGGCAGCGACGGCAGCCGTGTGCCAGAAGAGCTCGGACGCGAGCGTCGTCGCGGTGGCGATGCCGGCGACGGTGGTGAGCTGGGCGATGGTGAGTCCGTCCATGGATCCTCCGTTCGATGTCAGCCCGTCCAGCGAGCCTGCTGGACGAAGGCGTGGAAGCTCGGATGCGTGGTGCAGGCGATCGAGGGATCGATCGTCAGGTCGCCCTTCGCGAGCGAGCCGGTCATCGACCACTTGTGCGGGAAGTGGACGTCGTCGATCGTCAGGCCGCTCTCGCACCGGAAGGGCTCGCCGGCGACGTCGTGGCCGATGATGAATCCGGCCGGGTGTAGGTCATCGCCGTGACTGATCGGCTGCAGACAGACCCCGATGCCCGAGGCGCTCGGGATGTCACGGCACTTGAGCCGCGATCGGCTAGGGTGCCGATGTCGCACGATCTCGTACCCGGCGAGCGCGGATCCACGCGCCGGCCACGGCGCCGAGGGCGACGAACGCCGAGAACAGGACCCACAGCAGCCAGCCGGCAATGACCCGGGCGACGTCACCCTGATTTGCCGCGGTGGCGAACGCGATCCGCCCCCAGTACAGGATCGTGCCGAGAGCGCAGAGCTCCGCGGCCCGGAAGATCGCGGTGCGATTGGTCGCGGCTGGGTGGAACCTGGCGAGGTACAGGCCCGCGAAGAGGCCCGCGACGACCGACAGCAACAGGTTGCCGAACGTCAGGGCGGCGAGGACCTCGCTCACTGGCTGTCCTCCCGCTTGTGGTCGGCGTGCCGGCTGATGAGGCCTCGCGGGGCAACCGTGCCGGTGCGTCGGTACAGGTCGAGGAGCTCGCCCTCGGTGAGGGTCAGGGCGCGCTTGAGCCGGTCGATCTCGGTCTCGCACGCCTGGCGTCGAGCCTCGGTGCCGTCGGCCTTCTTCTCGGCGGCCTCGGCCCGGTCGTTCGCCTGGGCGGCGCTGCGCTCTGCGGCCGTGATCTGGCCCTGGAGCGTGACGATGAGCTTGCCTTCCTGCTCGTCGACCTCCTTCGCCAACGTGCCGGTTCCCCACCGCTTGCTGGCGAAGGCCGAGATCAGGGCTGCACCGCCCGCGCCGGCGATGCCGATGACCGCGGCGAGGATGAACTGCTCGATCGTCACCTGCTGGACTACGGCCGCGGGCCGATGCTCACCGGATCCGCGTTGGCCGCGGCGAGGTCGGCGTCGTACTGCTTCTGACGGGCGGCAAGGACGGCGGCTGCTACCTGCTCAGGCGTTGCGCCGGTCGACGGCGCGGGCTTTCGGGCGATGTAGTCGGAGAGGCCCGCATCGACGGCCGGGTCGAGCGGTACGACCGGCGCCCAGTCGGGCGTGCTGCCGTCGGCGATCTTCTTGGCGACGAGGTACGCCGGCGCGCCGTTGTATTCGGTCATGCACCAGGCGTACAAGCTGCCCGGCACGCCGACCTGGGCGATCGAGCGGACGATCGCGCCCGCCGCGAGCTTCACGATCGCCGGCAGCGTGGTGTCGGGCGCCGCCCGCAGGATGCCGTTGATGGCCTTGTAATCGGTGCCCACGATCTTGCCGATCTTCATGTCGTCCTCCCTGGCCATCGTCGTGACCGTGTGGCTGTTGCCGTTCTTGACGAAGAGCGCCAGGTCGGCCTTGGTGGCCCACTGGCCGTGATAGGTGCCGTCAGCCGGACCTTCGGGGTCGATCAGCCAGACGCGATCGGTGGTGTCGTAGCGGCCGACGAAGACGCGGTGGCCGATGCGCTCGGTCACGAACCGGGCAAAGGGCGTGCCCGGCGCGTCGGCCGGATCGCCCGAGGCGCCGGCGCAGACGCCGGGCTGCAGGGCCGCCCACAGCGCCGTGAACCCGGGAGCCACGAGCGTCGGCGCCCAGCCGTAGCGGGCGTTGCAGCCCCGGATCAGGTCGTCGCTGCCGGCTGGCCCGGCGGGTATGCCCGCGGCCGCTCGGATGGCCTCCGCCTCGGCCAGCGTCGCCGGCACCGAGCCTGGATCGTGCGCCAGCTTCTCGGCGACGCCCGTGCAGAACACGCAGTCGTCGTCGGTACCGGGCTCCTTCTCGCACACGAAGGGCGGCAGGGCCCAGCCGTTGATCGCTGGCGAGGTCATGAGGCCCGCCCAGGGTCCGGCTGCCCGACGGAAAGCCTACCAACGGACGCCGGGATGGCATGGACGGGCATCAGGGGCGCCATGAGTCGGCGGCGTGGGCTCACGCGATAGCGCGGTCCGAGCTCCGAGAAGGCGAGGGCCACGGCGTGCGTCGTGTTTCGGGCGCCGAGCTTCTCGCGGACAGTCCGCAGTTGGTTCTCGACCGTCCAAATAGAGACGCCGCGCAGGGCGGCAGCTTCGCGCTCTGAACCGCCGTTGACGAAGGCAACGAGCGTGTCCCGCTCGCATCGGGCCAGCGTCATGCCGGCCAGATCGCCCCGGCGCTGGTTGGCGCGGCTCACTTCGTCAACCACGCGAGAAGGGTCGTCATTCGGTGTCTCGGGGATCATGGACAGCTCGCATGGAAGCCTCCCCTACGCGGCGCGCTTGATCGAGAGGAACATCGGGTCGTCCGCGGCGTGGCCGGCAGGGCCAGCCGAGATCAGCGCGGTGCCGGCGTTCACCGCGGTCCGAATGCTGTAGGTGTGCGTGCCGGCGGTCGGGACGAAGCGGCGGCGGATCATGGTCGGCTTGTTGTCGGAGCCGAGGGCCGCCGTGGCGGCCAGGCCGACGCGACCGATCGAGGCGCCGTCCTCGTACAGGTAGAAGTTCACGCTGCGGGCGGCGGTGGTCGCGTCAGGCCGCACCGAGAAGGCCCAGAAGGTGATCTCGATCGCGCTGATGCCGTCGCAGACGATCGACGAGCTCGCGGTCAGGACGACGTCGGCCGTGTCCTCGGTGAGCGCGGCCGACGCGACGTTGGCGGTGGCCTCGGTGTAGATCGCGCCCGAGGCGATCGGTCGCCACGTCGTGCTGCGAGCCCAGAGCGTGACCGGCACGCTGGTGTCCAGGACGAGCATCCCGTCCTGGGGCGCGTTGAAGTCGGTATCGAGCGGGATACCAGCCTTCGTGATGATCGCGACCTCGCCGAGCGTGCCGCGCAGCTTGCCGGCCGGCGCCGGCATCAGAAGGGCGCTTCCCCGATGGCCGCGATGACAAACGCGGTCGCGGCGGCGCGAGCGGTGACGTTCTTGACCGCGATGCCGTTGGTCGCGCCGAGCGGGACCCGGAGCGCCTTCCCCCTGAGCTTCTCGAAATCGACGAAGCCGATGAGCGAGGACTCCCTGCCGCCGCTCTGCGCCGCGATCGTCTGGGTCCACTGGATGCTGAAGCGATGCACGAGCACACCCTCGGTGCCCTTCACGGTCGGCAGCGTCATGCCGGCCGCGCCCGCGGCAGCGTCGGACGTGTCGATGGGCGCGGCCACGACCCCGCCGCCGCCGGTCCCGGCGGTCGTCAGTCGGAAGATGTCGATCTCGTCGATAGCCGCCGCGGTCGCGAGACCGAGCTGCCAGATGGCGATCCAGCGGATGTACAGGTTCAGCGAGCCGCCGGCCATGATCTGGAGCATGTGCGAGGCGGCCGTGGCCGCCGAGATCGCCGCCGAGTCGAACTCGTAGGCCGCCATGTTCGGCTCGGCCAGGAAGAACGCCTGCTCCTCGACGGTGTTGGACAGGATCGATCGGCTGAACGTCCGGGCGTTCTTGGCGCCGGATCCGGGCGTGAGCGCGATCAGGCTCTCAGGCATCGGTCATCCCTTCTCGCCGCATTCGATCACGCACGTTGCGTGGCACGCCGTTTTCGCCGCGTCGGGATGCCGGGCCACTTCCGGGCAGGCGAGCCCGCCGGCGGAGCCGTAGCCGACGAGCGTCCTCGAGCAGTCCGAGCACTGCAGGTGGGGCACCAGGAAGGCGGGGTCGTGGACCGGATGGATGTAGGCGCCGGCCTTCTTATGACCCTCGGGGAACCGCTCCCACAGCTCGAGTCGCTTGAGGTGCCGGGTGTGGATCGTCTTTGCCAGGGCGGCCGCGCGCTCGTCGGCGCGCTGCATGCCGGCCCACGCCCGGTCCAGGACCGCACGGAGCTCAGCCTTCTCAGGCTCGGTCAGCTTCCGGGCGGTCTCGATCTCGTACTTGTAGGTGGGCATTCGTGGACCTCAGATGCCGGACTTGGCGAGGCGGGCGCCGAGCTGGCGAGCGGCCGAGGGCTTCGATCCGATCGCCGTCGCACTACCGAATCGCAGGGTGTTCTTGCGGAGCCCGGTGCCCGAGATGAACGCGGTGTCGATGCCGTAGATCAGGAGCGCAGTCGCGACCTGATCCTCGGCGCTGTTGGTCAGTCCGATCGGCTCGCCGAGCCGGAACGCCTCGCGTCCGGTCACGACCACCTGGCCCCGGATACGGGTGGCCTTCGGACCCAGATATGCCTTGGCCGATACGCCCGGAGGAAGCGCCGTCGTCGCGAGCTGGCGATAGGCCGACTGGACGCCGCGATCGAGACCCGCCGCGGCATCGATGTAGATGAACCGACCCGATGTCGGATCCCAGACCGCGGACTCGCCCTGCGTCCCGTCGGTCTCGAGAACCAGGTCCTCGCCCTTCGTCGTCCCGATGACAATGGCCCGCGCCCGGTAGTGGGCGATGGCATCCTGGGCGGCAATGGCCGTCGCGTAGAGGGCGCAGCGCCCGAGCCAGCCGTTGAGGTAGTTCGTGCCGCCCTGCTGGCGACCCATCTCGAGCGCGCTCGACGAGACGCTGAGCGTCTGAGGCGTATAGGCCCCGCCGACGCTCACGCCATCGATGTAGATCGCCGCGGCGCCCGGAGTCTTGACGACCACGACGTGATGGAACGAGCTGTCCGACGGGATCGTCGTCGTGCTCTTCATGAAGTCGCCGGTGCCGGCCTTCTGGCCCGACACCGACCCGTCGGCATTCCAGACGACCTGGAGCGAGCCCGCCCCGAGGTTCATGATCCCCTGCGCGGTCGCCGTGCTGCGCGCGACCCAACACTCGAACGTGATCGTGTCGCCGAGGGCGATCCGGGGCGAGCTCGGGACCGTGACGTACTGCGAGCTGGCGGCGACCAGGGCGACGACGCCGCTCGTTGCCTCGCCGGTGACGCTGAGGCCGATCTTCTGCGCGAGCGACGGCCCGCCGGTGAACGTGCCCGCGTCGAGTCCGTTGTCGAGCAGCTGATAGACGGGCGGGGAGTTGCCGTTCTGGACCTGCTGCCAGGTCATGCCCATTCGGCTGTACGCCACCGCGCCGTGCGTCTCGTCGAGCCGCCAGTACCCAACGAGCCCGGGCGTATCCCAGATGAGTTGCGCGTTGGAGTCGGGGCCGCCGGTGACGCTGTCGGTGATCAGCGACCGCGAGACATAGCCGCCGTACACGTTGACCGGCCCGACGGTCTGGAACAGGACGCGGCCGACCGTGGAGAGGAAGCCGGGCGGTGCGCAGAACAGGTACCCCTGGGGCGTCACCCAGACGAAGTAGTCCCGCGACCCGCTCGGCACCGTGACGAGCGCCGCGTTGAGGAACATGTCGATGAGGCCGCGCGGCGTGTCGCCCTGCGGAGCGTTCAGGGCGCCGACCACTTCGCCCGCGTAGACCATGAAGTCCGAGTTGATATTGACGTCGGCCGGGAGGCCATACGCCTGCAGCGCGCTCAGCAGCGCGGGTAGCTGGACGGGGCCGCCCGCGAAGAAACCGCCGGCGCCGTTGCTCGCGACGTTCGACCAGGCCGGGATGAACGTCCGGTCGAGCAACAAGCCGAAGTCGACGCAGTCGACCGTGATGATCTGGCCGATGCCGTAGGCCGGCTTCTGCTGCTGGTCAACGAGCATGCCCTTGAACAGGTACCCGTTCGGCCACGGCATCGCGTCGGGACCGGCGGCGTTGAAGGGTCCGATGTTGGTGAGCAGCGACACGTAGCCGTCCCAGATCGCCACGTCGCACCACATCGGGAGCGTCCCGAGCGTGCCCAGCTTGTCGATGATGTCGAAGCTGCAGGTGGCGTTGCCGCGGATGTCCTGGCTGATCCGGATCGAGCTGATGTCGACGGACGCTGCCGCGGGGTTCATCCGGTGGTCGGCGTACTCGACCCCGTTGACCTGGATCGACATCGCCACCGGCGCGGTCGAGATCGCGCCGGTGGCCAGGCCGACGACGACCATCAATAGCCCCGGGTCGACGTCGGCGCGAGCGCGTCCGAACGGTAGCGGTGCGTGTCAACGACCTCCGCGATCTGGCGGCCGTCGAGGTAGATGTGGGTGTGGACGATCGTGCTCGTGGCTCCTCCGCCGCCACGACCGGTCGAGGCCGGGAGGAGCGCCGGTGTCGCGAACTGGCCCCAGCCCGACTTCGGGACGATCGTGCCTGAGTGGTCCGGGATGTCGAGCTCGGGCCCGTCCTCGCCGACGATCCGAGGCATGTTCGCGGCGTACTGGCCGCCGGCGGCGAACAGCGGGATCGTCTTGCCCGAGAACTTCGCCGAGAAGCTGCCGATCTTGGTGAGCTGCTGCAGCAGGGCGCCGGCGACGGGGATCTGGGCCTTCTCGTCAGTGATCAGCCGCATGATCGAGCCGTCAGCGTCGCCGTACTTGGCCTTGAGCTTCTCGAGGTACGCGATCGCAGCCTTCGGTCCCTGGGCCTCGGCCTGGGTGAGCTGCAGCGTCATCAGCGACTTGTTGTTGTCCGCAATCTGGCCGGTGAGCTCGATCCACTTCGGTGAGTTCAGCTTGACCTGGTCGCGCTGCTTCTCGAGCTCCTTGTTTGCGTCCTTGAGCTGCTGGATATGGCCGGCCGTGATCGCCTTCCCGAACAGCTCGTCGCCGATCGCGTTGCTGAGCTGTGGGATTGCCGCCGCCGCGATGTCCGCGACGCGCGCGATCTTGGCGATGTCGTCGGCCGTCTCGAGCGCGACGTCGTTGTGGAGCGATTCGCTGTCGGTGAGGCCGACGACCGACGTGCGGAGGGCATCGAGCTCGTCGCCGTGGGTCAACGCCGCGGCCGCGGCCGCGGTCTCTGCGTCGGCGACGTCGTTGAGCTGGCCGATCATGCCGCCGACGATCGGGATGTTCTTGCCGCCGAGGTCATTGAAGACGGCGACGATCGAGTTGAGCTTGGTGGCTGGCGGCACGGTTTTGTCGAACGTCTTGCCGAGCGCATCGAACTCGTCGCCGACGGTGCCGACCGCATCGGCGACGGCCGGCAGGATGACGGCCTCGAGCTTCGAGAAGCCCGCGCCCATCTTCTCCTGGGCGTCGTCGACCTTCGCTGACGCGATGGCGACGGCCCCGAGGTCCGAGTTGGCGTAGGTCTGGGCCTGACCGCCGGCGAGCTTCTGGACCGCGGCGAGGGCCTCGGTCTGGGTCGCGTTCTTGGGGAGCTCGATGCCGAGGGACTTGAGGATCCGGTACGAGCCTGCCTCGACCTTAGTCAGCGCCTCAGTGGCGTCCTGGAGCGAGATCTTCTTGAACCGCGCGAGATCCTGGGCGGCCGAGAGGATCTGCGTCGCCTTGGTCACGTCGCCCGTGGCCGCGACGAGGCCGGTCATCGCCGTGACCGTCTCAGTGTCGGTGAAGCCGAGCTTGGTGCTGCTCTCGACTGCAGCGTCGATGGCGCCTTGCTGGCTCTTCCAGGCCGGCACGTTCTGGTTCAGCGCGGTCGTCAGGCCGTCGACCGCGACCTGGTGCGCCTGGTACTTCTTGGCGGCCTCATCGCCGGCGACGACGACGGCGGTGATCGCGCCGATGGCGAGGCCGGCTGGGCTGACGAGTCCGCCGAATGAGGAGCCGAGGCCCCCGATGCCCCCGCCGCCCGCCTTGCCGGCGAGCTTCGCGGCATCGGCCTCGGCGGCGTTGGCCGACTTCGAGAAGCCCGAGAGGTTCGTCGAATTGGCCTTGGCCTCTGTCGCGGTGATCTCGGACCGGACCTTGGCGAAGCCGATGGTCGTCAGGTCCTTGAGGGCGACAACGATCTCGAGGGCGTCGCCCCCGCCGAGGGCGCCCATGGCGGCCATCACCATCTCAGTGCGTCCTCTCGCGAGCCCACTGGGCCTCTTCAGCCCGGTAGTTCTCGTACATCGTCAGCTCGTTCCGGAAGGCGAGGAGCTCCTCGACTAGCCGGCGCGGCGAGCGGAGGAGCGCGACGTAGCTGTCGGCGTCGCCCCCCGCGAGCTGGAAGAGCGCGAACCGCGGCGGGACGTCGGTGCCACCAATGAGAGCGCGGGCGATGGCACCAGGTTCCCAAAAGGGTCGACGGCTTCGCCCGCGCCCTCCTGGGCGGTGAAGATCGCTTCGCCGATCGCCGCGACGAGCTTGGGGGTGAGCCGCCGAAGCTCGAACGGCAGTGGCTCGCCCTCGCGATCGACGAGGTTGTGCCGGATGATGAGCGCCCCGAAGGCCGCGATGAGCGCCTCGATGTTCTGGACGATCGGCGAGGACTTGGCCTTTTGCCACGCCTCTTTGAAGTCGAGCCAGGCGCCCATCTCCAGGTCCGGGTTGACGTCGACCCAGAAGTCGGCCCACGGCTCGGCGAGCGTGACCCGCCGAGCCTGGTCCCAACCGCTCACGGGAGCGTGACGTTGGAGTTCGCGACCGCGACCTGCCAGTCGAACGTGGCACCCGTGTCGTACTGGCTCTCGCCGGCCATCTTGACCACCCGGATCGCCTTGTTCGGGCTGAACCCGGCATCGAGCTGGAAGCCGTAGAAGTCGGCCTTGACCGACTCGGGGATGTTGCCGGCGGACCCGGCGATCACCGGCCCGGTGAACTGGACCCGGATCAGGCGCTCGGTGTCGGCGAGCAGGGTCGCGAGCTCGGTGTTGCTGTTGTAGTGGATGTCGAGCTCGATCGCGAGCGAGCGCGGCTCACGTACGGCATCGTCGTAGTACAGCTGGCCCTTGTTGTGGATGATCGGCATCCAGTTGTTCTGCCAGGTGAGCTTGCCCGACAGGACGTTCGGGGCCGCGGTCGTGCCGATCGTGCCACCGCCGTTGTCGATGAAGACCTGCGCGGTCGTGCCGGCCGCGGCGTTGAGGACGGTCCGGTCGCCGATGGCGACCGTCACGGCCTGCGCGATGAACTGCTGGCCGAACAGTTCCGCGGTCATCCGGACGGCCTGGCTGCCCTGCCAGCTGATCTCGAGCTTGTCGGCAAGGCAGAACGGGATCTGCCAACCCTGCGTGTCTGTGAACGTCTCGAAGGTTGCCGTCTTGAGGTCGTCGCTGCCGGCCGTCGGCGCGAACGTGTAGGTGTAGACGGTCGTCGCTGACAGGACGCCGGTGACGGCGCCCTTCCAGAAGAGCTGGCCCCACCAGGCGAGATCGGATGCGGTGAGCCATGCCGGGATCGTGAGCTTGCCCGACTGCTCGACGATGACATGCCGGTAGTTCTTGATGTACGAGGTCATCGCCTCGGACAGGAACTCCTTCTTGACCGTCGGATCCCAGAAGGCCGGCCCGCGCTCGCCGTAGACGCGTCGGGTCGCGGCCACGGGCGTACCGCGGGCCGCCTCCAGGCCGGCCTGGAGGCGTTCGAGGGCGAGGGCGCCGGTGGCCATCGGGTCAGCTCACTTTCTGGTGGGTGCCGGTTGCGACGGCGAGCTCGGCGAGGTCGTCGGTGAGGTTGTCGTCCGTGGTCACATCACGGTTCGGGATGCCGCTCTGGAATACGGTGCCGTCGCCGACGTAGCGCAGGACCACGACCGGCGCCGGCGGCTTCGCGCTGGCCGGCTTCCGGGCCCGGGCGCGGGCGCGCCGCTTTGCGGGCTTTGCCGTCGATGGCGGCGCCTTCGTTTCCCGAGCAACGGTCGAGGCTGGCTTTGCGGGCGCCGGCGGCGCATCGACTGCCTCCGTGGTCGGCTCAGTGACCGGGTCGTTGCTCGTGGTCATGCCATCCCCTTCTCGCTGAGCCATGCCTTCGCCGCGGTGGCGGCGACCTTGTTGACGCCCGAGTGCCGGAGCGCGACCCACGGTCGGAGGACCGCCGCGAAGGTGGCATCGACATCGGCCGGTGCCGGCGTGGGCGCAGGTGCCGGGACCGGCAGCGCGCGGCCGGTGATGGCCTGGTAGTCGATGGCGAGGGCTGCGAGGTCGACTCCCTCGAGGAACTCCCGCGAGCCGAAGTGCTCGGGCCAGATCACGACCCAGGCCTCCTCGACGAGGTGCGACCAGAAGGTGTCGGTGAACCCGGTCTCAGCGGCCCAGGTGATGAGCCGCTCGTCGTCGGATGCGAGCCCGCTGTACCCGCCGACGATGACGCTGTGGCCGCCGTCGATCGCGCTGCCCGAGTGGTAGGTCCACGGCTTGCCGGCGTCGAAGTCGGTCATGTTGGCGGCCTGGACGTTGATGCCGACCCACACGGAGCCGAACACGGCGACTGCGGCGAACACCTCGTCGACGTTGGTGTGGTCGACCTTGGCGAACGCGATCGCCTTGACCCCATCCGGGCCGCCGTCGTGGACGAGGGCCTCGAGCGCAGTCTGGATGTCCATGCCGTTGTCGTCGGTCGGGAAGTTCGGGTTCTGGGTCCGGTAGAACGCGAGGACCTCGGCGAGGGTGGGGTACGACTCGGTCCCGAGCGCCGCCGTCACCAGGCGCCGGACGTTCGCCCAGGTCACGGCCACGCAATCGCCGTACTGGTCGTTGCCGAGCATCTGCCAGGCCGTCAGCTGCGCGAGGTAGTCGACCGCGGCGGGGTGGGCCGGCACGACGCCCGTGAGCAGCGCAGCGAGCTTGATGGCCGGCGCGTTCTTGGGCGGCCGGCGGCCGAACTTCAAGGTCGTCATGTCACGCCTCCGTCACGGTTGCGCCGCGGAACAGCACGTTGCCGGCCTCGTGCGTGGCCTCGCCCCGGGCGATCTCGAGGGTTCGCTGGATGAAGTTGTTGGCTGGCATCGGGCCCGGCTTCGCCGACGCTCGGAAGAACGTCTGGCCGCCGGAGGTGATGGCCAGTGCCCGGGCTTCCCCGGCTGGCCCGACGATCCCGCGGGCATGGGCCCGCAGCTGGCGGCGGCCGGCGAGGGTGACCTGGTGGACCTGGCCGCCGGATCCGCCAACCCGCTCGGTCTGGCCGCGGCTGGCACCGCGCACGACCAGGTGCGCCAGCGGCGAGGCCGGCCCGACGGCCCATTGACCGGATGCGGTGTGCCGGACCCGGATCGTGGCCCGGAGGTGCTTGACCTTGGCCTTCTTGCGGGTGACGTCACGGACCGAGGTGGCCGTGTACGGGGCCTCGGCCTGCATGACCTTCTTGAGCGTGTTCGCGGCGGCGCGCTCGGCGCGCGACTGGTTGGCCTCGACCTGGGCCTGCTTCTTCTCGAGCAACGCGACGAGCTTCTCGCCGCCCTCGGCGACCATCGCGAGGGCCGTCATGGCGTGTAGCTCGCCGGTCGATCGACCTCGACCGAGACGACGAACTCGATCAGCTGGTAGGTGTCGCCGTTGACGTCCTGCTCTTTGTTCGTGTCCCAGCTCGCGATGAGCGCCTCGACGACGCCGGCGACCCCCAGCGTGATCCCGGTCCGGAACCCGGTGATGAACAGGTCGCAGAAGTCGTTGATGGCGACCTGGTCACGGTCGGCCGACGCCGCGCGGATGAAGAACAGGTGCATCGGGTAGATCAGGAACAGCCGTTCCCACGATCCGCCGACCATCGAGCCGCGCGGCGGTCCGATCACGACGAACGGCGTTGCCGGGAGGGCGTCCACGGGCGTCGCCGACGCGCCCTGGATCCCCGCTACGGCCGCGGCATCTGCCGCGAGGCCCTGGGCGACGAGGTTGTGCAGGCCGGCCATCTAGATGATCACGACCTCTTTGCTCTGGTAGCCGTTGATGAGCCGCCAGTCCTGGGCGTCCATCGCGCGCTCGATCGTGCGCGAGCCGTCCGAGCCGACCGTGACCTGGCCGCCGCCGCCGGATGCCCGGGCGCGGTAGGCGCTCACGACGAGACGCTCAGAGAGGCCCACGATCTCGTCGGGCATTGCCGGCCAACCGGGGCTCATGACCGTGCGCGCTGTCGCGAAGCCGCCATAACCGAAGCTCGTCGCGTAGAACGACGGCGCCGGGTTGTTCGAGCTCGGCACGTCGGTCATCCAGATCTCGGTCGCTGGCCAGCCTGGTTCTCGATCGAGCGGCAGCGGCCGGAGGAACCAATCGGTGGGCGGGATCAGGTTGAACGCGCCGCCGGTGTAGAACCCGACCTCGAGACTCGTCATGGCGATGACGCCGTTCGGAGCGGGGATCAGGTGACCGCGCTCGAGCGCATCTGCGCCGTCGAAGAGGTAGCACCGCTGCGCCGCGGCACCGTTGCCGTAGGCCGACACCGTCGGTGCCTGGGGCGTGACGACGCTGCCGGCGATCGCGGCCACGATGACGTGTTCGTGCGTCCCCGCGACCGGACCGAGCATCAGCGCGTCGCCGAGCGCGAGCCCGGCAACCGTCGTCAGCGTGATCGCAGTCGCACCGACTCCGATCGCCCCATTGAGGGTCGTCGAGAACGCCGGGATCGGTCCGAGGATCCGCCTGGACTTCGCCTCGATCCAACCGTTGACCTGATTGCACAGCTGCTGCAGGACCGCGTCGTCGCCGTTGCCGAAGTTGATGCCGTTCTGGGTCATCCGGGTCTTGACGTTCGCCGGCACCGCGTACGCGAGAACCGCAGTGGCCATTCGGCGCTACCTCCGAGGTGTATGGCGACTTAGGTGCCGCCGGTCCTGCCTGATGCCCACGGCAAGGGGGAGGAACTACTTCTTGGCCTTGGGTGCCGCCGGATCCGCGTGGGCGGTCTTGGCCGGTCCGGGGGCGGGGTTGGCAACCACGATCGGGGTGCCGACGGTCCGCGCCGCGACGGGCGCCGAGGTCGACCGCGCTGCGGGCTTGCTCGGCTTGCGCGTGTCCTTGGGATCCGGATGCGCGGTCTTCGAGTGATCGTCGACCAGCGCGTCGCTGGCGATGATCCCGCCCTCGGGTCCGACCTTGTCGGCCGTCGGATTGACCTGGCTGTCCGAGTCGGCGATCGCGATCGGGCCGAGATTGCCCGCGTCCTCGATCGAAAGCTTGTCGCCAGGATCGCGGCCCGCCAGCGGGCCCTTCTCGGGATAGCCGGCGGCTCGGAAACCCGCCTCGGCCGCCTCGGGGCTGACGCCGCGGGTGTGGTAGGGGTCTTCGGTCGGATCGTTGGGCGCTCGCAGCGCGTCGGCGCTGGTGGTGAGCTTCTGCTCGTCCTTGGTGTCGGACATCGAGATGACTCCTTCGTTTGGGTTGGCGGGGGGCAAAGGGAGTGGACCCGGGGGACCGGGGCGCGCTCGGCCCCCCCGGGGCACGAGGACTACGGTCGGATGCCGACCCAGAGCTCGACGCCAGTCGGCTGCAGCGCGACGATCGCGGCCCGTCCGATCGCCCGGGCGGCGGTCTGGTCGGAGTTGAAGGCGACGTGCTCGCTGTAGGCGACCTCGATGCCCTGCCGCTCGACGATCAGCAGGTTGAGGCGGTTGGTGATGACGAGGTCCGTCGTGTCGGCCGAGGTGCCGACGGTGCGGGTGGCCAGCATCTGGTTGCTGAAGTAGAAGTCGATCTGGCCGAGCAGGACGGCGCTCGGGCTGGACGCCGCGCGGTCGGACTGCATCCCGGCCACCTGGCCGTTGTACAGGCGCGGGGCGTTGTAGCCGCCGGCCGCCCACAGGATGTAGTTGCCGGTCGAGTCCTTGATCTTCGAGAGCGTCTGCATCGTCCGCGGGTTGCCGTAGGCGACGTCCGGCTCGACGTTCACGGCGCGCAGGAGGTAGGTGGAATCGATGACGTTGTCGATGGTCGGGGTGCCGCCATTCGCGCCCATGGCCGGGCCGGCCGTGGTGCCGGCGTAGGCCACGAGCCCGGTGATCTCGTTGCCGGCCCCGGTGCCCTCGAGGAACTGCTGGTCCTGCTTGAGGGCCACGTCACGGACGAGGGTGTTGGCCAGGAACTCGTTCCACGCCGGCGTCGCGTCGGCGAGGAGCTCGTTGCTGTACAGCCGATAGCCGTACTGCTTCTTGATCGTGATCGTCTGCTGGGCGAGGGTCGCGTCCTGGGGCGCCAGGGTGGCGGCTTCGGCCGCGACCGACGCGCCGCCCGGGACCGATTCGCGGGGCAGGATCACGATGTTCGACGCCGCCGGCATCGAATCGACACCTGAGCGTCGGATCGCGGTCATGCTGACCAGGGCGTACTGGAACTTGTCCTGGAGGTACTGCGTCGGGACGAGCGCACCGCCGGCACCGACCGACGCCTCGCTCATGGCCCGGACGCCGGATTCGATCCGGGCGAGGTAGGCCGCCTCGCGAGCCGCGGGCTTCTCGCCCAGGGCGTCGAGGACCTCGACCATCTCGTCGCGGGTCTTCGGCCAGATCAGCGAGCGAGTGGACTTGCCACCCTGCCCCTCGAGGAACGGATCCTTGTCGTCCTCGCCCTCCTCGGGTGCCGCGTAGCCGAAGATCTCCTTGGCGGCCTGGGTGAAATCGCGCTCAAACGCCTGGCTCTGGCGGAACCCGCCGGCGTAGGTCGCCCGCATGGCCTGGCCGAGACGCGGCAGGCCATAGCGCTGGCGGTTGTAGGCGGGGACGGCGGGCGTGCCGGCGGGCGTGCCGGCGCCGCCTGGGCGCGCATCAGGATCCACGGTATTGACCGCGCGGACCGCCGCCTCGGCCGCCTGGCGGGCGGTGTCGGCGAGCAGCTGCTGGACGGCCGGGTGGGCCGCCAGCTGCGCGGGGGTGATCTCGGCCACGTTGGCCGCGCCGCCGTCGAGCATCGTGATGCCGAGGTCGGCCGGGAGCAGGCCGAGACCGGCCAGCGCGGCGAAGCCGAGGATCGGCGCCCGGTACACGGCGTGGGCCGTGGGCACGGGCCCCTGGAAGAGCTGGAGCGGGATGTCGTGACGGTTCACGGCGAGGGTTCTCCTGGAATCAGAAGACCCGCCTCTCGGCGGGTCTCGGAACGGCGATGGGTGAGGGGCTCGACGGGTTACCCCGTGAGCCGGCGGACGGCCTCAGCGGCAGCGGTCTCCGCAGCCCGGGTGGCCATCGCGGCGAGCTCGACGTCGGGCCGTTCCGGCTCCGCCACGAAGCGGAGCGCGGGCAGGTCCTCAGCCGAACGGGCGGAGGCGTCACCGGGTGCGCAGTCCATGCCGAGGACCGACGCGATGTTGTCGTGGGCGGTCGCGAGCGAGGTCTCGTCGCTCGCGCTGTTGCGCCGGCCGGCGCGCGTGGCCCGGGTGCCGGCGCGAGGCGTCGCGGCAGCCGTGTCGAGGATCGACAGCACGAACACGCGGAACTGCTCGAGGCTGGTCCCGATCGCGGTCTGCTTGGCCTCGGGCGTCTCGGGGTTGAAGTCAGCGTCCGTTGCGTAGATCGCGCTGTAGATCGCGCTCTCGAGCGTGTCGAACGCCTCGGGCAGCTCGTCGCTCATTACGGCCGCCGCCTGGATGTCGGCGAAGGTCTGGATGCCGCGCACGGCGGGCGAATCGCCGGCGGGCGAATCGCCATCGTTTCCCACGAAATGCTCCACGATCCGGATCGTGGAGGCGATCTCGGCGGCGCGGGCCGCGATGACCGCGAGCGGGTTCGACTCGACCGGCGTCAGCGCGAGCTCGTACGCCGGCCAATCGAGGACCTCGCCGGACTTCTGGTCGATCCGGACGCTGTGCTCCGCGGATCCGCCCGAGAGGCCGAGCGCGCCGGCGTCGAGGAGCGGTCGCAGGCGGCTCTCGTAGTAGGCGTGACGCTTGTCGATCTGCGAGCGGACCCACACGCCGTCTGCATCCATCCGGACCGGGCTCCAGCCGCCAACCCGCACGCCGTCGACGTCGAGACCGAAGTCGGGGTCGAAGCCGTGGTGGAACGTCATCGGCCGGATGAAGCCTGGATCCTCGTCGGACCGCGCCGCGACCGGGTCGGTGTCCGGGAACAGGCCCCAGTGGAAGTCCGTGCGCGCCGAGAAGAACGTCCCGTACGTGTCACGGCCCTTGAACGGGTAGGCGAGGCCCTCGATGGTCCGGATGGCGTCGGTCTCGGAGACCGTGCGGACGGCGATCAGCATCAGGCAGGCACCTCGAGAGAGGCAGCGATCGCTGCCGCGGGATCACGCCGGCGCAGGCCGGCCTCGATCGACAGACGGAGCTCGGTGGGGACGGATCGGCCGGCGAACAGCGCCGCCGTGTCGAGCGGTTCGTACGGGTTCGCGACCCAGGCGCGGACCGCCGGCTGCTTGTAGAGGTCGCGGCCGAATGAGCGGAGCGTGCCAGCGGCGCTCGACTCGTCGGCGACGATGGTCGACGAGGTCTCGGGCAGCGCCGCCTCGAGCGCCGGATCGAGCGTCGGCAGCGCAGCGGGGTCCAGGGCCGCCGGGTCGGGCCGGATCGCGACCGCGGTGCGCGGCACCGGCCGATCGCCCCACGGCACGTCGGCGCCGAGCCGGAAGTGCCGGCGGAACTCGTTGGGCACGACGGCCTGGCTGTAGATGCCCCCCAGCCACATATTCCACTCGACATCGAGCGTCGGCTTGAGGGCTTCGATCTCGCTGTAGTCGAAGGCAACCACCAGGCGCCGACGCGTCGCGTCGAAATCAGGGACGAGCCAGTTGTTCAGGATGTCCGCGTAGCCATCGAGCTTGGGCACCATCGTGCCGCGCCAGAAGACACGCTCGGCGTCACGGAGGTTCGCGTACACGCTCGTCTTCTCGTCGTCGCCGGCGAGCACGAGCGGAACCCCGGTGACGGCGCAGACGGCCATCCGGCTGACCTTCCGGTTGGCGATCATCTCCGCGGCCTGGGGCGTCAGCGAGATGGCCTTGAAATCGAGGCCCTGCGGCATGATCGCCGTCCGGCCCTTGTTCCGAGGGCCGCGCAGCGCGCGCAGCGTCCGTTTGACGAGGCCCTCGTCCTGCTTCGTGAACTCGGCGTTCGCAGGCACCTGCCAGAAGCCCGGCGGGATGCTGTCGTTCGCGACCGTCGCCGCGAGTCGCTGGGCCCACAGCACGCCGGTCGCGATCTCGGACCCGACCGACGACAACGGCGACAGCCCGCGGAGCGGGTTCACGAGGTTCCACGTCTTCCAGTGGATGACGTTGCGCGGCTCGTACACGGTCTCGTCGCCGATCCCGGTTGGCCGGTGCGTCCAGGCAAGCACCTGCCGGCCATTCGGGGCCTTCGGGGTCATGTCGGGCGCTCGGAGCCAGTAGAGCTCCTGCGGCGGGCCGCCCCGGCGGCCGCGAACCTTGCCCATGAAGGTCTCGCCCCAGACGGTGTGCGCCGCGAGGTTGTAGGACTTGAGGTCGGTCCCGGTCATGTCGACCGGATTCGCGTTGTCCAGCAGGTACTGGAGGTCATCGCCCTCGGGCGTTGGCTCGTCCGCTGCCGGCACGAGGTCGCGGCCGTGCTTGACATAGACCCGGAGCGGCACGCCGGCACCGCTCGAGGCGATCTTGTTGACGCACGAGTAGACCCACGCCTCGTCGGCAGGGGCCTTGGCGAACGCGGACGGCGTCCGGTACTCGGGCGGCGCATCGCGATCGATGCCCATGAACGCGAACCACGCCGCCGACATATCGCGGGTGGCCGGCATGCCTGCAGAGGGGCTGGCGAGCGTCATCGGGGGCTATTCCTCCAGGGGACGCTTGCAGCGCCAGCACCAGGCGTCGTCGTCGCCCTCGGCGCCGACATCCGAGTCCAGCATCGGCTCAGGACAGTGGCAGTACTCGTCGCCTACCCGATGAACGCCCACCCGCCCTTCTTCGCCGGCGGCTCGGACATGGTCATCGCCGCCTGGAAGGCGAGCACGAGTGCGATTGCGCCGTCGATCCACGCTCGCTGTTCTCCCTTGTCGATCAGGTACATCGAGCGCCCGTCGTTCTCGTCGGCTGCGAGGCGGACCTTGGTGAGCGTGGCCGCCATGACGTGACGGGTGAGCGCCTCATCACCCGAATGCGTGAACGGCCGGGCGACGTCGGACCCCGGCTTGATGGCGGCGCTCTCCCGGATCGCTGTGAGAAGGCGATCGACAGCCGGCGCCATGCGCCGCGGCTGGTTCGTGTCGAATGCAAGGACGCGCTGCTGCTCAGGCTTCGGCCCGAGCTCGTACGTCTGGGCCCATTCCTCGATCTCGGTCGGCCACTTCGGCGGATCCGCGAGCATGAGGCCGACGCGGTACGTGTGGAACGCGCGCTCGACCGCGGCCTTGACCTCGAGCCGCGGGATCCGCCAGCCCTCGGGCGCGTCCCGTGGCCGCTCCCAGATCTGGATCGGCCAGGCGTAGCCAGTGCGGGTGCAAGCGATCAGCGCCGTGGCGTCACGGCTGATGCTGCCGTCGAAGCCGAGGCCAATGTGCGTGCCCGGCGGCACGTCCTGGGGCTGCATGAGGCGCGCCCATGTCTCGACGTCGACCGCGGCGCCGCCGCCCGACATCAGGATGTTCCCGTAGAACCGGGCGGCCTGCGCCAGGTCGCGCTCGGCGAGGTCCGCGGCCTCGGCCTCGATCGCCGCGATCGGCAGGTGGCCACCGTTCTCTGCGAGCACATCGGCCGGGTAGACGATCCGGTGGATCTTCCGGCGGTCGGCCTTGTTGCCGTAGCTGAGATTCTTCGGCGGCTGGGTGAACTGACGATGGATGTCGCGCGCCGGCGACTCGAACTGCAGCTGGGCGACCGAGTTCTCGGCCGGATCCCACGCGTTCGACGTGAGCGCCGCGCGGCCGCCCATGCCGGACAGGTTCCGGTATTGAGTGTCGGCGAGCTTGACCATCTTGTTCGCCGCGGTCCACAGACCGAGCTCGTCTTGCGGTGCGAAGGTGATCCGCTGGCCAAGGCGGCTCTGGTTGGAGCTCGTGACGGTGTCGATGCGGCCACCGCCTGGCAGCCGGATGAACTCCTCGCCGGTCTTCGGGATCAGGTCGGCGAGCGGCCCGAGCTCGATCATCGGCCGGAGCGCGTCGTAGGTGTTCTCGGTCGAGTCTTCGGAGAACGCCGTGATCTGGATGAGCGGGGTCGGCCAGCTCATGCCCTTCGGCTCGCCGACGTCGTACGCGTACTCCCAGCCGCACCGGCAACCGTGCTCGGCACAGACATAGCCCTCGTCGACGCCAGCGAACCCGGCGAAGAGCGCCGGCCCGGCGCCCTCGACGCAGACATGCGTTGCGATCAGCGGGTTCTTGCCGAGCTTCTGGGGCCCGACGAGCAGGCCGCGACGGTTGACGAACGCCGGGGCGAGGATCGGATTGGCCGGGACCCAAACCGCGTCGCCCCGCACGAGGTAGAACGCGGCGTACCAGGTGAGCTGGTAGTTGTACAGGCGGAACGGCGCGCCCCGTCGGAAGCCATCCGGGACCGTGCAGTGGCGCTCGACCCACTCCGGGACGACATACATCGTCCTCGGCTGGAGATCAGGTGTTGACGACGAGCTTGAGCCGCTCCTTCGCGGAGCCGCCGCGCGCCGGGACCGGCCGCTCGACCTCCGGCTGGTCGTCAATGTCACGGTCGATCACCCATCGGTTCTTTGCCAGCCCGCCAGACGAGATCCCGAGGTCATCCATGAACCGGAGCACGAGAGCCCGGTCGGACGCCAAGGCCTTCGATCCTTCGGCGATGACCGCCGCGCGCACGTACAGCGCGACCTCGAGCGCCTGGCCGCGGGCCTCCCACATCAGCGCCTGGGGGCGCGTCCACTCCGCTGCCCAGCGCACCTTCTCGAAGGCCTTCTGCCGAGCGAGCGGCCAAGGCGGCGGATCGCCGGCGCGACCCGGCGCGGGCAGGTGCGTCCACCCGGCTTGGTCGGACGGGCGGTCGCGCCGGAGCGCGCCTGCTTCCGGTGCCGGTCCGCTGCGCGCTCGAGCGCCTCCACTTGCCACGTTCAAACCTCCCTGCGGCCGGCGTTTGAACCTGACTCGCGCTTCACAGCGGTCCACTGGTCTACGCTCCCGACCCCCCGCCGGGCAAAATGCCGCCGGTCGAGAACCCGCGATCAGCTGCCGCGCTCGGCTCGCGTCTTGCGCCGATGGCACGTGCCGCATTGCGACTGGAGGTTGGCCCGATCGTGCGTGCCCCCGGCGCGAAGCCGGAGGATGTGATCGACCTCCGTCGCTGGATCCCCGCAGGTCGAACACAGAGGGAACTCGGCCAGCTGCTGCGCGCGGATGGCTGGCCACTCGCCGCCGTAATCGCGGGCCGCCCGCCAAACCCCCGTGCATTCAGGGCACCGGGTGTCACGGGTCGGGTTGCCGCAGTCGAGGCAGGCTCGGAAGTACCCGCTCAGTTGGAGGCGCCGCCGTCGGTAGCGCCGCGAGCGTCGTCGTAATCCGACCCCCGCCCCTCGATACCTGGCGCCTCGAGCCGCGTGGCTGCTCGCCCCGCGCCCAGGCGCAGTGGCGTCCCGTCTTCGCGATACGCCCTCTCGACCGGCCGCGCAGGTGGCGTGCGCCGCCTTCGGCTAGCCCGTTGGGTCATGGCAGCACGATCCGACTCGTCGGGCGCTGCGCTCGCAGCTGGTCGCCCAGGGCGAGCATCTGTCCGAAGAACGAGAGCAGCTCTAGCTCGGTGATGTCCTTCGGGATCGCGACGACCGCCGGCCGGCCCGAGTTGAGGCCAATCTGGACCTGCACCATCTCGACCTGCTGGGCCTCGGGCACCGTGGGCTGGGCGTTGACTGCCGCGTCGACGCGCGCCCGCCTGGTCTTGGCGTCAGGCATGGGACGCCGCCGGGGCGAATAGCCAAGCCTGCGGATCCGAGCCTTTCGGGCCTCGCTCGGCCAACCCGTCGCGCAGCTGCCGGCCCTGCGCGATAGCCCTTCGTCGACCATGACCGATCGGCGGTGCCGCGGACGCTAGCGCGTCACTCGTTCGCATGTCAACACTACCTCCTGTCTCCGCTTCGGAGAACCGCGTCGACGCGAGCCCGCTCGACCTCGAGCGCCTCGCGTAGCACGCGCGCCTCGGTGTCGGCGTGGCTCGTGTGGCCCTGGAAGTCAGCGATGGCTGCAGCGATGGCCTCGACCACCTCGAGCGGGAGGACGATCCCTGTCTCGGTGGTCGGCGTCACGCCAGGCTGGAGCACGCCCTCGAGCCACGTGCCATCTGCCTGTAGCGTTGCCCCGGTCGCGTCCTGGACGAGCAGCCGGACGGTGTTTCGGGTGAAGTTCTCCCACGTACGCAGTACCAGCGCACGCGGCATCCTCGTCACGCCACGTTCCCTTCCCGATCGGTGGCCGTCTCAGCTGTCCGTTGTGCCTCGGATCGATCGACCCAGCCGGGCAGCGACAGCGGCGGCTCGCGCCGCCAGCAGTTCCGGAGCCGGCGCAGTGCCGTGTCGATGTACGTCAGGCGGACGTACGGCTTGAGCTCCCATCGATCGGCGACCGACTGCCAGTCGCCGCCGGCGAAGGCGACCTGGAGCAGGAAGCGGGCCATGAACGCGCTGTCTGAGCCCTCCGGGCGGGCCATCCGCGCCAGCGCCGCGCGCATCGGGCGGACGTAGTACGGATCGACCGTGCCGCGCTCGTCGGTCCACTGGCGATCGCTGTTCTCGAGCAGCTGTCGGAAGGGTTCGGCGTAGCGAGGCGAGCCAAGGACCGAGCCGCCCTGCTCGGCCGCCTTCACGTCCTCCGTCGGTCGGGCCTGGGCGTCTAGGCGCCGCGTCGTCGCCCAGACCCCGCGGCTGTGCATCCGCTCGGGCGTCTCGGCCCAGAAGCCCTCGAGGAACCACGTGAGCAGGTCGCCGAACGACCTCGGCGGCCGCGCGAGCTCGCTTGCCCGGGCGCGATGCTCGTCGAGGTAGGGCTGGTCGCGCCGGACCCGGCGATCGCGGCTCACAGGCGCTCATCCCGACGCACATCAGCGATCGCCTGGGCGTCCGGATAGCGATAGTTCCGAAGCGGATCCTTGACGAAGCGCCCGGCGGCGTCGCGCAGGTGAACGCTGTAGGTGCCGTGGGCGCCCGGGAACTCCTCATTGGCCCGCTCGAGCAGCTGGACCATCGCGTGCTGCCAGGCGGGCGGCATCAGCTGCAGCAGCGACCGCGGCAGCACGAGGTAGCTCGCGTACGTCAGATCGAACCAGTCGTGTACGTCGCCGGCGCACCTGTCGGGATATTCGTCGCGGAAGGGCTCGCACAGCAGGGGTCGCGCTGGAGTTGTGTCGGTCTGGGTCACGATGGCCTCACCTCCACGGTCACGGTCGGTGCTGATGCCGCACGCGGTCCGGTTCCACGGCGGGCCTTCGGCGTGGGCGTGGGCGACTTGCGTCCACGGCTTGCCCCACAGGCGCCACTCGACGATCCAGACCCAGCTGCGGGTTGGCTCGCGTCACGGAGCGACCATCGATCGCGGCCAGATGACGACCAGCAGCATCGCGACGATGCCAGCGGCAAGGAGCACCGTGCCGAACCCCGGCACCGCCTGGACGGCCATCGCGACCAGCGCGCCGGCGAGACCCGCGGCCGCGGAGCGGGCGATATGCCGCAGTCCGGTGTGCAGCAACTTTGCAGCATCAAGGCCGTTTTCTGCCGCCGTCTGGCGCCGTGTGCTGCCGTCGATTTGATCGGGGGAGTGGCGCGCCCGGAGGGACTCGAACCCCCGACCCTCTGATCCGAAGTCAGAAGGTTGCATCGTCGCCACGAACACGATTATGGACGTCGGCGACGTCGTTTGCAGCACCGTTTGCAGCATCGGGGAGCCAGCCGAGCTCGTCATCGGTCATGACGGCGGTCGTGCCGAATGCGATCGTCAGGCCCGGCGGGAGGCCCAGGGCGGCATGCAGGCGCTCGGCCTCAACGCCGGCCCACTGGTGAAGCTCTTCGACAGCCGCGGCTTGCTCCGCCCTCACGGCGATGGCAGCCGCGTCGTGCCGATGCAGTGCGTGGACGCGATCGACGCGCCTGGTCACGTCAGGATTCCCCACGAGGCCAGGTGGGCGTAGATCGACCATTCCTCGATCGTCGCGCGATCGGGGCCTGCCGGGATCTTGTCGTCCTCGGCAAGCTCGGTCAGGTGGTTGTCGAGCGCGTCGATACGCGAAATGACGACGTCCAGCGGGACTTTGCCCTTGCGGACCTCGCGCGGATCAGGGTCTCATCATGGTCCTCAAGGCCAGGCAGGCCCGTTCCATGGGCGGTCGAGCCAACCTCGACACGCAGGATGATGTTGCCCTTGGCCGGACCAAGGACGCGGGTCATCCAGCGCCGCCCAGGGCGCGCTGCATGACGTTCGCCATCTCCCGGCTGCGGCTCTCGACGAGGTGGCCGTACAGGTCGCTGGTCGTCGCGATCGTCTCGTGGCCGAGCAGGCGCTTGACGTCCTCGAGCGTGGCCCCCTCGCCGAGCAGGATCGCGACGCAGGAATGGCGGGCGTCGTGGATCCGGATCCGCTTGACGTCGGCGACCTTGATCAGTCCTGTCCAGGCGCGCGTCACGTTGCGAGGGTCGATCGGCGTGCCTCGCGTCGTCGTGAAGACCAGCCCCAGCCGTGACACTGGCCGATCCGCGGTGTCGGCGCGATGGTCGCGTAGCGCGGCCGCTACGAAGTCGGGCAGGGCCATGGTGCGCCAGCCGGCCTCGGTCTTCGGCTCGACCCGCTGCAGACGCTCAGCGCCCTCCGCGCGGACGCGGCGATCGACCGGCCGGATCGAGCCCGTGACGCGGAGCTTTCCGCCGGCGAGATCGATGTCGGACCAGCGGAGACCGAGCGCCTCGCCGAGACGCAGACCGCGGCCCAGCAGGAGCGCCCACAGCGCGTGCAGGTCGGACTGGACCTCGAGCACCTGCCGGGCCTCAGCGGCGGTCCACACCTCGAGCTCGGCCCGGACGACCCGCGGCCCGTCGACCACCGATCCGATGTTGCGCGGCACGAGGCCGTCACGGACTGCCTGGCCGAGGGCCATCCGGAGGATCGTCAGGGTGTAGGCGACCGAACGCGGCGCGCAGCCGGCGGCCTCGCGGTCGCGGAGCAGCCGGCGGACGTCGCCCGGGCGGAGCTTGACCAGCTGGATGCGACGGATCGAGTCGAGGTGGATCCGGACCTGACCTTCGTAGCTGATCCACGTGGCGGGGCGGACCTTGCCGCGGCGGTCGGCGAGCCAGTCGTCGAGCACCTTGCCGACGCTGAGCTTGCCGGTCGGCGGCGTCAGGCCCATGCGGGTCGCCGAGAGGAAGTCGTCACGCTTCGCCAGGACTTCGTCGCTCGACCATCCGTAGAGGTACCGGCGCTTCCCCTCCGCGTCGAGGACGACCACGACCGAGCGCCCGTCCTGGGCGCGCTTGAACGGTCGCCCCTCGCCCTTGGCCGCTCGGGTCATGGCTGGCCTCCTCGCGCCGATAGCCGGATCGATCGATGGCCCATTGTCGCAACGCGTCAACCGAGTATCGGCGGTCATGGTGATCGCCGATGTCAATCGTCGGCAGGGTGCCCTCGGCGGTGAGGTCGCGGACCAGGCGCTCCGACATGCCGAGCAGCTGCGCGGCGCCGGCGGCGTCGACGGCGATCGGATCGCTCATATCGACCTCGGCACGCTGCGCAGGCCGAAGCCTCGCGGCCCGCCCTGCTGATGGTCGCGATCGGCGGGCGCGGCGACATGATGGCCCGCGTCGGCGCACTCCTGGCACAGGCCACCGTGCTCCTCGTCGGCGGCGTACCGTCGGCATCGGCACCAAACCGCGAGCTGCCCGTGGACTGAGCGCAGGTCGAAGTCGTGGCGCTCGTCGTCACAGGCGCAGATCAGCCCCCAGCTCACGCGATGCCTCGCCGGCGCTCGACGACGTGACGGTGCGGGCCGGACTCGCCGGCGGTCGCGTTCGTGCCGCCGCCGCCCACGGCCGTGACGCTGAACCCGTACGGCGTCGGGTTGCCGAGCCCTGCGCTCACTGGCCGGAGAGGCAGGTGGACCTCGAGGCCGCTGACCGACACGCGCGGGCCATCGCTGCTGAGTCCGGCCGGGATCCCGACGAACGCGAACGGCTCGCCACACGCGATGCACCGGATCCGGACGTCGGCGGTGAACGCACCGATGTCCTCGAGGCGGTTGACGTCGACCTCGGCGTCGAAGTCGGGGTGCGGGCAGACGGTCACGTTTCGGCCTCCAGCGCGGCCCAGCTCGCGGCGTCAGCCTTCCAGGTTGCCTCGACGGTGTTCGGGGGGCGTTGCTGTCGAAGCAGCAGCCGGACGACCCAGATCTGCTCGGTGACCCTGGTGACGCGGCCGCCGCGGGGATGGAGCTCGCGGACCGCCTGGGTCATCGCAGCCTGGTCCGCGTCCGAGAGGACGCCCCAGCACCAATCGGATCCGTCACGCTCGCGGCAGGGCAGGCACCACGGCCGCGTCGGTTTCCAGGCCATCACGCCGCAGCCTCACGAGCCGCTCGGGCCTCGCGCTTGTGGGCCTCCCAGGCAGCGACGAGCGGAGCGTGACGGTCGTGCGCGAGCCGGTCCTCGTCGGCCTTGACGACCACGCCGCAGGTGCACTCGATCCGCTCGAGCGCGTAGATGACGTCGGCGATCACGTGACGGCCGGTCATCGCCGCGTCGTGGTGAGCCGACCGCTGCTCGCGCCGCATCCGGTCCCACTCGGTCGTGTCGGGATGCTTCGTCATGACGGCCACGCGCTCATCGCCTGCCGATCAGCGCGAGCTCGCGGGTCACGACCTCGAGGCGCCGGTCCGCTTCGGGTGTGTCCCGGACGTCGCGCATCCGAAGGCCGCTGTTGCCCTGCTCGCGCGACGACAGACGCCGGCGAATGTGGACGACGCCCGAGCCCGGGGCCCCAAGCTCCCGCCACTCGCCGAGCGAGGCATCGCCGACGCCCTCCAGGGCGCGCTGCGCGATGGCCCACGACGCCCGCTCCGTCGATCCCCGACCGCTCGCGTGCCACACGGGCCCGCCAAAGTTGCGCTGCAGTCATTCGAAGCCTGAGTTGACCGACAGCACGAGCGTGCCGTCATGGGTAAGGTGCAGGAACCGCGGTCGCATCGGCTCCTCGGCGAGATAGGCCGGCGTCTCGATCGCGGTCCGCTGCCAAGGGTTCACGACGGCCGCTCACTCGTTGCTCGGGAAACGTCAGTCGGCGGCGTGGCCCAAGCGTCGACGAGCTCACCGTGGCGGCGGAGGAGCCACTCGAGCGCGGACTTGCGCGACGAGCCAACGCGGACGCGAATAGCCGGGTCAGGCGGCGAGTCCGGATCCCCGTCGAGATCCCAACCCCACAGCCCGGATTCCAGCTGCCAGACCCGTCCGATGACCGCGTCGTCGACGATCACGCGATACGCCGGCAGGCCCTCGCGCTCCAGCCGCACCGGCAGGCCGGCCCAGGTCGGCCGCGTCCCCCTCACTGCTCGGTCCTCGCCGCGTCGACGAGTCCCTGGAACAGGAGCATCCGCTGCGCCAGATCAGCCTCGGTCAGCCCGGCCCCTCGCTCGACGACGCTGAGGACGGTGCGCGCCTCGGCTGGGAACTCGACCGCGAACGCCATCGCCATGTCCATGCCGGTGACGAGCGCGGCGTGGACGAGGCGGTTCCCGTCGAGCGGTCCCTCGTGCACCCGGAGGTACGCCTCGATCGCTCGCTCGGCCGCATCCTGGGTGAGCTGATCGAGCTCGCGCTCCACCGCGTTCCGGGTGTCGGTCATGCCGGCACCGCGGCGGTCGCCAGCGCCCGCTGGACCAGCTGCAGCGCGCGGCCATCGTCGACCATGTCGGTCGTGACCCGGATGACGCGCCAGCCGAGCAGCGTCGCCTCGTTGTACTTCTCGATGTCGGCCTCGTAGCCGCCGCCACGGGTATGGCGGCCGAACGACCACGTCCCGCCCTCGACCTCGACGGCCAGGCGCTGCGCGAGCCAGGCCATGTCGAACCGCCAGCGGCGGGGCTTGGCGAAGGCGTACTCCGGCACCGGCGCTGGCAGTCCCGCCCAACCGATGGTCACCAGCAGCCCACGCTCGCCGTCGGACGTCACGGCTGCGCCTCCAGGGCAGCGCCACCAGCCGTGACACCGGCCACTGCAGCGTGTACCGCCGCGTCGACGTCCGGACCGTCCCAGAGACTGAGCCTGCCGCGCCACGGGAGGGGCTCGGGCAGGGCCACGACCGCCTCGAGGCGCCAGGCATAGGCCGCCGGCGACCACGGCCCGGTCAGGAGCTGGTCGGACGGGACCAGGTCGGACGGGATGACGTCGACGAGCTGCGCGATCGCGATAATCGCGCCTCGAGGGAGCTTCGACATCTTGGCCGGCAGGAGCCCGGCTCGATGGAGCTCCGCGGCGTAGCGGACGCTGTCGTTGCCCCAGATGTTCTTGGCGGCGTGGATCAGGACCAGACCGCGGTAGTTCGTCGACCACGAGCGCGTCTCGAACTGCTTCACGCCGGCGGCGATCAGCGAGGCGAACGGCTGGGTCACGGTCAGGGCCTTGGTCACGACGGCTTCGGGCCGCCCTGTGCCTGGTCCTGCTCAAGAAGCGCGTGCAGCGACGTCCGGTTGACGATCGCGGCCGAGACGAGCCGGGCGTACGCCTCGGCGAGGGTGGCCTCGATCGCGGCTCGCTCGCGGAGGATCTCGGGCGCCGGCGCCGTGGCGTCCTGGATCGCCTCCGGCGAGAGCAGGTACTCGGCCGACGCGGCGTGGCCGAGCGCCTTGGAGAACAGCTCGTCGAACGTCACGGCTTGGCGCTCTTGGATGGCGGGTCAACGTATCGAACCGCATGAGGAGCGGCGGCGGCGACCGCTCGCTGCGCGCGAGCCAGCCACGCCTCGAACCGGGGAGCGGCGCCACTGTTCTCCGGCCAAGGGCGCCGGCCGGCGAGGACGGCCTGGGCGATCTGATTACCCTCGCCTGCGGCCTCGCGGAGACCCTCGAGGATCGCGTCGTCCGTCGCGTCGGGCATCGCTGCCGCAAGTTCCTCGACGTCGGCCGCCTCTTGGCCCTGGTCCTGGACCTCGACCTCGGGGATGACCAGCTGGCGCTCGCCGGTGATCTGGACGACGACCTCGGGCAAGAACTGCTCGAAGAGCCGCTCGTCGACGTCGAGGTGGAGCTGGACCGCGACCTCCTTGTTCGAGAGCTTCGGTCGCTGGACCAGCAGGCGATCGGCCTTGATCGCCGTGACCTTGCCCTCCCACGTCCGCTCCGGGACGAGGACGACGTAGACGCTCGTCCGGATCATGCCGCCACCTGCAGGTCGAGCAGTGCGTCCAGGAGCTCGAAGCCCTCCGCGATCGAGGCGTCGACCTGGGCCTTGACCGCGGCTTCGATCCGGGGCCGGAAGAACTCCCGGAAATAGGCGTACTGCTGGTTGTAGGTCTTGCCTTTGACCTTGGACCAGTCGACGTCCACCGCCACCGCCGCCGCCGCCGCCGCCTCCGCCGCCGCCGCCGCCGCCTCCGCCGCCACCGCCGCCG